AAGATATTGGAGACCATTATGGATTTGTTTATTTGATAGAAAACAAACTAAATGGTCGTAAGTATATTGGAAGAAAATACTTGTGGCAGTTCAGAACGCCAAAAGGTAAGAAGAGAAAAGTAAAATCAGAATCTAATTGGAAAGAATACTATGGGTCTTGTCCGGAACTTAAAGAAGACATTGACAAATTGGGCAGAGAAAATTTTAGTAGAACTATCTTATCATTACATAAAACAAAGGGCAAAACAAACTTTGAGGAGACCAGACGACTCTTTCTCAACAATGTACTCACCGAAGCCCTTGACAGCGGAGACCCAGCGTTCTACAATAGCAACATCCTCAACAGGTACTTCCGAAAAGATTACTATGGAAACAACGACTGAAGATATTGTAGCCCATATCAGGTCGTGGTCTCTTGATCGTGCTGCTGATATGAGTGTCCCCAAAGGAGATGCCCGCGCAATTCTTGCTGAGTTTTATGAATGGATTGAACCTGATGGTGATGAACTGGAAATAGTCTCTCTAGAACCAGAATCTTGACAAGATCTAAATAAAAACTTATAATGTTAAAATCCCTGTTATGAGCAGGGTTTTTTATTATGAGACTTTGAGTTTGATTTAGAGCCGTGGAAAGTGCCCTTTGAGAAAAGGGTGTACCCCCTTTCTATACGGATGTAGAGTTCAATTAAAACTAGTGCAAAATTTCTTTACAGTAGCCCTGCCTCTTCTGGCAACGGTTACAACCAGTACGGCAACACTGCCATTCTCTAGTTATAAACTGCAAGGTCCGCCTCCCCCAGTGGAGACACAACCTTACTCAATTATTAAAGAGTTTGAACCAGAGACGACAGCAATCCGCGAGGTTGCACCAGCACCAAAGCCAAAAGAGAAAAGGCTAATTTGTAAAGGGTGTAATGAACATGAGAATGCTACCCTGGCATTTTTCCAGGATCGTGGTGTTAAAGACAGAAACGCCCTTGCTACCATCATGGGCAATATTCGTCAGGAATCTACTTTTATTCCTAACATTTGTGAAGGTGGTAGCAGAACCAGTTGGAGTAACTGCGGTGGCGGTTACGGACTGATTCAATGGACATCTGCCAACAGATATTATGGATTGGGTGATTTTGCTAAGAAGTATGGTGGTTCTCCATCAGATCTTCATACGCAGCTTCGTTATCTAACGACTGAGGTTCAATGGCAACGAATTGTAGATAGAATGAAAGTTCCTGGCAAATCTATCAATCGTTACATGGACTATGCGTACAGTTGGATTGGTTGGGGGCATCATGGTGCCCGCACAGAGTATGCCTATGATTATGCATCCCGACTGATTCTGGTAGAGGTTTGATATAAAAACTGAATAAATATAGAGGAGTGGTTGCTACTCCTCTTTTTTTATGTTCAATTTTAACTTCGGAAAGAAGAAACCAGATAAGAAGCAGATAATACTCATAAGCGTCATACTCAGTGGTATCGTAGCAACCCTCTCCCAATGCACAGGAGCGCCTCAGGAGCGTCTCTGGGACCTTCTAGATGAGGTTCAGAGGTCTCTGTTCCCAGGCACTGTAATCAACGATGTTCTGCTTCAAGATCCTGGTGTGGTGGATAGGAGAGTTGAGAGAGATGTTGATAAGGCCATTCGGGATTATGAACGCTTGACAGGGGACTCTTCTACACCTAGAATACCTTTGCCACGGTTGATAGAGAAAGCTCCAGATGAAGCTTTATGTTATTCTGAGGAGTGTAAAAAACTTGGAGGAGAAATGAGACTCTGTTCACCATGGGTTGACAACTGCAAAAAAGAGTAGTACAATAAACAGGTAAACAAATGACTCAATAGCTCAGTTGGATAGAGCAACTGCCTTCTAAGCAGTCGGTCGTAGGTTCGAGTCCTACTTGAGTCGCCTTGTCGATGTGGCGGAATTGGTAGACGCGCTGGGTTTAGGTTCCAGTAGATTAATCTGTGAAGGTTCAAGTCCTTTCATCGACACTTGACAATCAAACTTAAATAGTTTATGATTGTCATATAAGCGGGTATGGTGTAGCGGTAACACGCCATCCTTCCAAGTTGGAATCACCGGTTCGAACCCGGTTACCCGCTTTGGAGAAGTGATCCTGCGGGTTCGCCCAAGAGCTCTCCTTCTCCTCATTCCACAATAGCTCAGCGGTAGAGCTATCGACTGTTAATCGATTGGTCCCTGGTTCGAATCCAGGTTGTGGAGCCACGGGAGATTAGCACAGAGGTAGCGCGGATCCCTTACAAGGATTAGGTCACTGGTTCGATCCCAGTATCTCCCACTTGATAAATAAAAATAAAAAGAGTATAATGGAAAAACTATTCAAACTCTTGAGTGATGGTCAAGCATCACTTTTTGTTTTATTTCAAAAAACTTGGATATATCATTGGGATGTAGTTGGTCCTGATTTTCAACAACTACATACTCTTTTCGGAGAACAGTATAATACAATGTTCGAAGAGATTGATACTCTTACAGAGCATATGAGATATTTGACTATAAAACCTGTGAGCACTCTCACAAGAATTACAGAAGTATCTCAAATTAATCAAGCCTCAAACAGTGCTCAAGAGATTGATGCTATGGAAATGGTGAGACAGTTAAGAGATGATAACAAGAGAATCATAGAAATATTCACTGAAGTTTCTGAAGAAGCAGATCGTCAAAGACAATTTGCAACTTCTAATTTAGTTCAAACTATTATGGAAACTCACGGAAAATTCCATTGGATGTTAAGATCATTTTTAGAATGACCAGGATTATTAATCATGATGATAGTAAGATGCAGAGATTGCAACAAAGAAATAACTAGCACAAATAAAACTCAGGTTTGTGGTTGTCCAAATATGATGACTGTAAAGGGTGATAGTGTTTCAGCTGTTGACTTAAGTAGAGTAGTTATGGTAAACTCTACACAGAAAGAACAAAGAAATGTTCTGACTTCTCAAGACATTGCTTGGCAAGAAGCGAGAAGACAACGCAAAGTTCGTAAACTGGACTTTGAGATTCGTTGACAATTTGGAAAGGTGGTCGAGTGGTTGAAGGCTCCAGTCTTGAAAACTGGCGATGTGAAAGCATCCGTGGGTTCGAATCCCACCCTTTCCGTTTTAAGATAAATTACAAATTTAATATTTTCTTCAACAGTGTTACAGTATGAACACAAAAGTTGACTTTGAAATGTCCGTGATTAGTATATAGTAGTATCACGGGAACAATCCTATGGATCAACACACCTATGAAAATTGGGTGAAGATCAAGGCAACTTTTGAAGCCTCTGGCAACACCAACAATATGTTTTATTATAGAGCATGTGAAATTGTTAAAACCAAAAGAGATCCTCTCGCAAAGTTTCTTGGAGATGAGAAATGATGCACGAACAAGAAGAGTTTATTACACGTTCTGAAGTTCAGGAGATGATCGATGCAGCAATACGACGACACAACCGTAATGCTTCTATCATTAGTATGTGCGTTGGTTGGGTGGTTCTTGCTTTATTTGCTGAGGGACTTTTGAGATTGGTTGGAGTTATTCCTCCACTACTGCCATGGCTCAAAATCACTCTGAACTGATTTTCTTGGTTCCTTGGTTTGTTCTTGTGGTGATTGCACTTACAATGTTTGTGCAAGGTTGGATGATTATGAATGCTCATCATGGGTATTCAAAAAGTCCAAAAGTAAAACATCCAGAATTAAACGACGTTAAAGCAGGAGATCCTTTACTAGTGGTTAGATTCACAGAAGAAGATTTGCAAGAATTACATCAAAGAATTCTCCAACAAAAAATGGATGAGCTCTTTGAAGAACCATCAACTTACGAGGATGAGGAAGATGATTAAAACACTTTTTGTATTAACTGTAATTTATGGATCAACTATAGGACTATGGATTTATTGGGGGATTACTCATGCATATCCACAATAAACAAAAATATAGTTTTGCAATGTCTGCATTCGTGAGAATGTATGGACAATCCATTATACATAACGTAGACATCAAACAATTTTGTATTGAATGGTCTACTTGGGAAACTGATGCACCATTACAAGGACTTGACGAAGTGGACCAATACATGTATTATGAATATAAGAACTGGAGAGGGAGATGATTTTCCACTTAGTTGAAACACTAGCAGAAAGTCCTTTCTTTCTTTTTCTATGTGGATGTGGGTTGACAATTGTACCATTTGCTGGTATTATGTTTATACATAGAAACAAATAACGGAATGTAGCTCAGCTTGGTAGAGCACTCGCTTTGGGAGCGAGCGGCCGCACGTTCGAATCGTGTCATTCCGATCATAAAACTCACTTTATGAAAATGTATCCAGAACTTTCAGATCTTCAAAAATTTACGGTTCAAGAGTTTCAATCAGATTTTGACAACCTAATAGAAAGAGTAGAAAACGGAGAATCATTTATTATTACTGATGGGGAAAGAAACGCAGTGATAGTTCCATACAACGAAACCATAAAGTTTGCAGTAGAACCTGATGTGGACGACGATGTGATACGAATACACACCGACCACGAAGAAGGTTCTTGACGAAGAGTTCCAGGTCCTCTACAATAGACCTGTCTATACGGGAGTATAGCTTAATGGTTAGAGCGGGCTCCTTATAAGGGCTTAGTCTGGGTTCAACTCCCAGTATTCCCATCGCTCCTTTAGCAATCTGGTGAATGCAGCGAACTCATAATTCGCCTGAGGCGTGTTCGATCCACGCAAGGAGCACTTGACAGGTCCCCTGTCAAACCTGTATAATACATAGGTCAACAAACAAAACAATGACTCTTACAACAAAATTCAAGAAAGACGTTTCTACTCTTCGCGGAGCAGCAAATGGTGAATTTTATCTTGATGTAAAGAATCCGAAACTTTACAAAAAAGTTCGCCGCTACTACGAAAACGAAGGTGTAGTATTCTCTGGTGATCCTCTGGATGATTATGAAATGCTTATGGAATACGTTCTTGCAGATCTTGAATCCGTTGAGGTTGCATGACAACAAGGCTTCCTAAAGTTCTTTTGGAACGAGAAGGATATCGTTTCGTTGAGGTAGGTATTCTTGAAATCAACGGTAAACCTGATTACCGTATGCAAAAACAAAACGAATACACTAAACGCTGGAATGACATTTATCTTTTTGATAATGTTTTACAATGTTCTACTGCAATGGAAGATATTGAATATGCGAAATGGTTAGATCCAGATCGTGTACCCTGTTATGTCAAAGACGATGATGAGTAAATAGTCACGGATGGACTTTAACAGCACTGGTCGGGAGCAAAACCCCTTATGACTAAATCTGATTGTTTCAGATACATAGGAAACATTCTCCTTTTATCTGGGTATTTTTTTCTCTTATGGGGAGATCCAAAATCAGGTTTATTGATTAAATGTATAGGAAATGCATTCATCATTCCCTTTGCATTGAAGTATAAGTTTTGGGATATCTTATTTCTATGTGGCTTCTATGCTGCAATTGAAGTACCAAAACTTATACAACTTTTCCTAGTTTCTTAAAACTAGGTGGTGGAGTCATAAAGACCCCTTAAAACTAAATATTCTAAGAGTTTAATACTTATAAAAATGGCAACGACTAAAAAAACTGTAACTTCTACAGATACTTCCTCCACAACTCCTGCCGTAATAGTACCAGATACTTCTGAACTAGAGGCAAGAGTACAAGCTCTTGAAGAAAGACTTGCTGATTTAATTGGAAGACTAGAGAAAAAAATCAGTTTCTAGTTTCTGAAAAAAACTAGTGGTGCGGATGGGGAATTTTTTCTCCGCCTGGTTTCTTGCCTCCAGTCAAAGGGCAAGTGGCGAGCCTGATAATACACTTAGGAGGTTGACAACAACCTCCTTTTTTTGTATGATACATACTATAGAGTTTATTGGTTTTTGATGAATGTAATTGCTGGAAATTGTGCAGGAGTTTTTAGTGGATTTCTTTTGCAACTTGCTTGGATGGAAACAGTTGAAAAATCCGATGGAGATATAAACCTTTTTTTGCATACAAGAAATAAAACTCATTATCCTGGTAGTAGTTACTCAAATTATAGATGGATAGAATCCTCTCAAGTTAATAATTTTCATGAAGTTTTGGAGAAAAACGTTCTTTTAGATTTCTTTAAACCAAATGAATATCTGGGTAGAGAATATCCAAAAGACTTTACTTACTTTGAAGCTTATCCTGCAGATATAAAGTCGCAATTAAAATACTATCCAGAAGATACTCTTAAATATGATGGTAGAGGTAGCAAAAAAGAACAGTATGTTGATCCAGAAAATCTTACTAGAACTAGACTGTCGTTGAATAATCAATGGAAAAAATTTAAACCATTAGATGATTTTTCTGAAAAAATAAAAAACGAAGAAAAATTAATCGAAGGAAAAAAGGTAATGTCTGTTATGCTAAGACAAACAGGACATTATCAAGGAGTTTCTAATGTAGTTGAACCTGCTATCGAATCTGTTAAAAATAAAATTGACGATTACGATGCAGTTCTTTTAACTACAATGATTCAACCTTTTGTTGATGAGTTTAAAAAAGTTTTTGGAGACAGATGTATTGTTGCAGATAGACCAAGACTTTCTCAAGATATTGATTGGAAAGGAGGTAGGAATTCTCAACAGGGTGGACAAGAATCTATGACTGATGAGGAATATAACCTTGAATATCAAAATGCATTTTTAGATGTAATTTTATCTAGTAAAACTGAGTATATTGTTGGTAGTAGTAGTAATATGTTTCTTGCTGCTTTACTAATGAACCCAAATATTGTATATGATCTTTTTTATTTTGCGGATGGATATTGATTATGAAAAAGAAATTTAATCTAGTTGGAAATACCTTCACTCATCTCACTGGAGGTAACAAAGGCTATTCTGTTCATGGTAAAGAATCCAAATATATTGAATGGGTTCAAAGCGGTGGGGATGGAACGTTCTATATTGATAATACCATCAATGAAGGAGTTAATGATAAAAGATCTGGACCCAAATATCTTTGGCTTTTAGAATCTAAATTTATCAAACCAGGTCTTGTTGAAAGTATTATTGAAAATCGTGAACTAGTTGAAAATACATTCGATATTATTTTCACTCATGATCAAAGACTTCTTGCTCTTGGTGATAAGTTTAAATGGGTTCCTGCCCAAGGATTCTGGATTAAAGAACCAAAGATCTATGAGAAATCTAAAATGATTTCTATGATTTCTTCAAACAAACGAATGTGTGAAGGTCATCTAAAGAGACTTGAATGGATTGAAAGAATTGGTGATCAGGTTGATCTTTATGGCCGTGGATTCAATGAAATTGAATTGAAAGAAGATGGTCTATGTGACTATATGTTCTCTGTAGCAATTGAGAATGGTCAGTATTCAACTTACTTCACAGAAAAACTTTTAGATTGTTTTGCAACAGGAACTATTCCTGTTTATCTGGGTGCTCCAGATATCGGAAAACATTTTAACATGGATGGTATCATCGTGTTGAGTGATGAGTTTGATGTTTCAGAAGAAATCTATTACGGCAAAATGGATGCTATTCAAGATAATCTTGAACGGGCTAAAAAGTTAGAAATCTTAGAAGACTTTATTTGGGAGAATTATTTAAAATGAACTTTGGAAATTTGATTGACGAGTGTATTAAAGAAACGATTGATGAAGTCCTTTCTCGTAGAGAACTTCCTGATGTGGAATATATTGAAACTGATAACCTTGGAGAAGTTGTAGAAAAACTTTCTATTCTTCATACTCGTATGTGGATGTTGGAAGATGCAATTCAAGAAGCAAAAACTGACCAAGAGATTGCTGAATTAAAAAAGAAGATTGATATCTGCTTTAAAGTAAAGCGTCCTCGTTTGGTACAAGCAGTCAACTTACTTGTTGATAATGCAATTGCAACAGGAAGATCTTTAAGAGAGGATTCTGTAAAACTTTATAAAGGTGTAGAATGAAAATCTGTTTAATTAATCAACCAGCAGGTATTGGCGACGTATTTTTTCTTCAGTACATTGCTAGAAAATATCTCTCAATGGGATATAAAGTTATTTGGCCTTTACAGGAAAGACTTCTTTGGATTAAGGATTACATTACTGACATTGATTTTTGTTCTCAAGATGATGATTTTCCTGGAAAGGAATATTATGGTCAGATGGGAATTATCCAATCTCCACAGTTTGTTTACCTAGGAATGGATATGATTCATTTCTGGCAAAACGATTTTGGTATTTCTGAGTCAGAAACGTGTATGTGTATGCACGCAAAGTATCTTCAACTTTTTCTTGACTGGAATAAATGGTCTGAAGGATTTAAGTTTACAAGAAACATAGAAAGAGAAAATCATCTTTACTATGATGTGTTAGGATTAAAAGATGATTCTGAATATGTGTATGTAAATCGCTATGCGAATACTGATAACAAGAAAAATAATGTTCTTCAGTTTCCTGAATTTGATCTTCCAATTGTAGAGAACGATATCAACTATTGTCTGTTTGATTATTGTAAGGTACTTGAGAACGCAAAAGAAATTCATACCGTTCATACATCTGTCCCATACCTGATTGATGTTCTTGATATCAAAGCAGAAAAATATTTGATGTATCAAGGAATTCATAATGACGATATAAAATATATTCCTTTTGTAAATACAAATCCAATTTACGTACCAAATAGTTGAAGTCATGTATACTGAAGAAAGACCTTGGGGTATGTTTGAAACCTTATGTGAAGGGCCATCCTATAAAGTAAAAAGAATCTATGTAAACTCTAATCAATCATTTTCTCTACAATATCATGATAATAGGTGGGAAGATTGGATTATTGTTGAAGGTGGTGGTACTATTAATGTCGGGGAAGAAGTAAACAAGTGTGTAGTGGGCGATAGGTTTCATATATCACCCAAAATTATTCATAGAGCAACTGCTGGGCCTGAAGGTTTGACTTTTATTGAAATTCAACGTGGTATTTGTGATGAAAACGACATCACTAGACTGGAAGATAACTACGGCAGAGTTGTTTAATTTATTTTTTTGTGATATTATTACTTTAAATTCTTAAGAAAGACTAATGAATCGTATCGAAAATTACTCTATCCTTGAAGGTAGAATTGTTGAATGGTTAAAGGACTACGCTATAACTAATAATATTAAAGCATTTGTAATTGGAGTCTCTGGTGGAATTGACTCTGCAGTTTCTTCAACTCTTGCAGCAAAAACTGGTCTCCCAGTTTATGCTCTTGGTATGCCGATCCATCAGAAAGAAGAACAGGAAACTCTCTCAGACGTTCACCTTCAGTGGCTTGATGATAACTTTAGTAATGTAACTACACTCAAGTATGATCTGACTGGTGTCTTTGATGCCTTCAAACAAACAATGAATGGTTATGGCGAGAATACTCATGCTCTTGCTAATAGTCGTTCAAGACTTCGTATGGTTACTCTTTATCAAGTAGCAACTTCAGTTGGTGGTATCGTTGTTGGTACGGGTAATAAAGTTGAAGATTATGGAGTAGGTTTCTATACTAAGTATGGTGATGGTGGAGTTGATATTGCTCCTATTGCAGATCTTTATAAGACTGAAGTATGGGAACTTGGAAAACATCTGGGTGTCAACTCTGGTATTATTGAAGCAAAACCGACTGATGGACTCTGGGATGATGGCCGAACTGATGAAGATCAGTTAGGTGCTTCTTATGAGCAACTGGAAGAAGCAATGGAAACTGGATCTGGTCCTGGTCTTGAGTCTCTTCTCAAGTTCTCCTCAATGAATAGCCATAAAATGCAACCAATTCCTACTTTCAAACTATGAGTGTCTGCCTCGTTCTAAGTAACAAAATTTCTGACGATAGTTGGAAAGATAAAATTCCACCAATCGATGGGTTTGGAACTGAGGGAATAGGATCCATGCTCCAATATCATCTGCTCTTAAATTTCTTTGCAGATTTTATTGGAGTTGAATTCACATATCCTGGTTCTGAAAATTTTGCACATCATTCATATACGGAATATTCAAAAGAAGAATATTTCAAAATGATAGATTCCTTCTTTAACTTTCCAAATCTAAATGGTGGTTGGGATCAAGTTATTACTATGTCAGAAATAAATGATAGTCTCGTGTCATTTATTAATGAAAATAAAAATAATGATAAGAAAATACTAATTAACTTGTATAACTGCCATAGAGAATTGGCATCTCTATGTGGCCATTATATGACTGAGATCTTTACAAAAGAACGAATAGATAAGATTAGAAATAATTTGTATTTTTCTGGAGAAAGATATTTTGATGAGAACATAAATATCTCATTGCACATTAGAACTGCAAATCCAGATGATATCCCTGCAGAAATTGTTTCTACTTATAGAGAAAAATATATTTTCGAAAAAGACTTTCATAGATACAAAAATTTAGTTGACTTCCTAAAGAATAATACCAAGGATAAGAAAGCAACTCTGCATATACATTCTCAAGGATTTACTACAAATTTTGAAGAATTTTTTGAATTAAAAGAAGAAAATTTTGATATTAAATTGCACATTGATGATCATCCTATAAGTGACATCTATCATATGGTAAATGCAGATCTTCTTATAATGTCCAATAGTTCTTTCTCTTGGTTATCTTCTTTATTGAACAGCAATCAAAAGATTGCCAGAGATAATTTTATGAATGGGCCTTTTGTGCATAATTGTTTAAAGGCAAATTACGACTATAGTCAAATTTCATAAAGTGTATTATAATTAAAGGAGAATTTTGATGAGTATGAAGATTGGTGTAATTGGTGCCGGTAGACTTGGAATCTGTTTTGCTCTTCTTTGTGAGGCTGCAGGGTATGATGTTTTGGTCTCTGACATCAGAGAAGAATATGTTCAAAAATTGAATGAAAGAAAAATCGATACGAATGAACCTGAAGTAGAGAACCTTCTTCGTGTTGCAAAGAATTTTAGAGCAACAAAAAACAATAAAGAAGTTATTGATGAGTGTGATTTGATTTACACTCTAGTTGCTACTCCATCTCTTCCTGATGGATCTTATGATGTTTCATCTGTATGGCAAGTTGTTGAAGACTTTAAGGACGTTTCTAAAACTAAGTATTTTGTTGTTGGGTGTACCACCAATCCTGGAGATTGTGATAACTTCAAAAAACAACTTCCAAGTAACGTAAAAGTTTTTTATAACCCAGAATTTATTGCTCAGGGGTCAATTATCAGTGATCTCCGTACTGCAGATATGGTTCTTCTTGGAACCGATCCATTTTCTAATGACGATTTGATTATTGCAAACATTAGAAAGTTGTATGAAAAAATTCAAACAACCCGTGCAATTGTTTGTTCCATGTCAACAACAGCTGCAGAAATCACTAAGATTGCAATCAATTGTTTCTTAACTACGAAAATCAGTTATGCAAACATGCTAGGTGATGTTTTGCATCATGCTGGATGTGGAGATGAAGTAAACACTGTTCTGTCTGCTGTTGGAACTGATAGTCGTGTTGGTAGAAAATATCTTGGGTATGGCTTTGGATATGGTGGCCCTTGTCTTCCTAGAGACAACAGATCTTTTGCTGCATTTGCAAAGAAGGTTGGATTAGATTATAACCTAGGGACAGTCACGGATGAAATTAATAACCAACATGCAACTTTTGTCTGTGAATATTTTGAGAAAATGAATCAAAACAAAAATCCATTTTATTTTGATTCCATCAGTTATAAAATAGGAACCGATATTCTTACTGAAAGTCAGCAATATCGTCTATGTTTGGATCTTCTTAATAGAGGATATAAGGTCTACATTCGCAACGATCAAAAAGCAGTAAGTCAAGTTGAAGATGAACTGAGAGAAAAGTATGGTGATAGGGTCTGTATTGTTGATGATTCGTCATATATTACTGAACCCATTTTTGTTGTGACTCTATGAAAATTACGAAGTATCCATATGTAAATGAATCTGAAATTTCTGTATCTGAGAATGCTATCTATTTAAATTCTAGTTGGGTTCATCCAGAAAAAGATCCAAAATGGGATGCTCCATTTGTTTGGGAATTAGATGTAATTCAAAGATTTGTTGATGAAATAAAAGAAGATTCTGTTATTCTTGATGTTGGTGCAAATACTGGAACTTTTTCTCTTGTTGCAAAACTGTATCCAAATACGAAATGGCATTCATTTGAACCAGATCCATTTAATTTTTCTTTACTGAAAGAAAATATAGAGATTAATGGTATTGAAAATATCACATTGTACGAGGAAGCTTTAAGTGATAATGTTGGTGAATGTGTTTTGAAAATATGTCCAACTCATAGAGGACTTAATACTATTGGTAAAAATGTGAAAAGATTTTCAGAAGATGAATCTATAGATTATCCTGTCAAATCTAATACCATCGACAATCTCTTTATTGATACCAGAATTGATCTGATCAAAATAGATACAGAAGGTGCAGAGTATGATATAATTAAGGGTGGTATTGAAACTATTCAAAAATATAAACCAAAAATTTTGTTAGAATATAATTCTGGAAATATGAGTCAGTGTGGCCACACTCCAGAAAAATTAAATTCTCTCATACAAGAAATAGGTTACAATCCATTTTGGTTTGATAATGGAGAGAACCTTTTTATTTCCTCTACAACTTAAATTTATGCTTACTAAAAAACATTTAAAAATAAAATCTATTGAAGAAATTAGAGGAATTCTAGATTCAATCAAGACCGAAGAATATTCTTTGGTAAACTACGTTTGGACTGAGTATGGATTTTATCCTACTTTCTTTAATGAACTATTCGAAGGTTTCTTCAAAGATGTTAAAGGTCCAAAAATTGGATTTTGTTTTCCTGGTCAAGAAGTATTTTATGAACCTCATGTTGATACTCTTGTAACTCTGGATGGTTTTATTGATACAACAAAAGCTTATAAGGACAGTCAAGAGACGGAACTTCTTTTAAATAATTTTAAAACAATTCCGGATAAAGGTATTGCTTTTTGGTATACTCTTCGCAATTTTGATGAAGACTTATATGAAGAAGCTTTCTCTGGATATGTCTTCAAAAATATCTTATATCCAATTGGAAAGGACTTGCATTGGAAACTTGGATGGCCACCTGGACCTGGGCATAAGTATGCAGAAGGTGAAGATGGTACATGGTATTTTCCATCTTGCAAATACTATGAGGCTGGTGTTCAGGCATATGATCTGGACTTATGGAATCCTAACTTTAAAAAAACTGATGGTTTAGGAATCGAAAGATATAACACTTTCTTTGTTAAGAACAGTTGGAAGACCAGAAACTATGGGTCAATCAATATTAATGATTACTTAGTTGGAAAAGATGGTACATCTGGTGATTTGGGATTTGGAAGTGTTGAGTTTGATTTATATGCAAAAGTAATTGATTATCACATTAAGAATAAAATAAACTTAGTAATCATTAACGACTTAGTTAAATTTCCTGTTGTTGATAATGAATATATTTCTTATGTTGACATGACTGGGTTCTTAGATGTAAGATATCTTTTAACAATTATCGAAGAATCAAATAACTTTATTAATACAGGAACTAGTCCTGGTGACTTGGCTGCATATTATTGTGCCACAAACCAAGTTATTGTTGGTGATGATAGAATCCAAAATAGGACTCAGTTTTGCGATACTATCTTAGGAAAAAGAAATAAAAAAGTTTTTAGATTCCATACAGTTGATAAAAACTATGATGAGTTATTTGAATTCTTAGATCAACACTCTTAAAAAAATGAAAGTAGCATTAATCACTGGAATCACAGGGCAAGACGGATCATATCTTGCAGAACTTCTTCTTGAAAAGGGGTATGAAGTTCATGGTATTATTCGTCGATCGTCTTCAATTAATACCAGTAGAATTGATCACATCTTCGATAAAATAAAACTTCATTATGGTGATCTAACAGACTCTACAAATATGGTTAGAGTTATTCAGTTAGTTCAACCTGATGAAATTTATAATCTTGGGGCTCAAAGTCATGTAAAAGTTTCTTTTGAGATGCCTGAGTATACAGGACAAACTGATGCTCTAGGAACTCTTCGTATTTTGGAAGCAGTTAGACTTCTTGGACTAGAAGATAAAACTAGAATATATCAAGCATCTACCTCAGAGATGTTTGGTAAAGTTAGAGAAATTCCACAAAAAGAAACCACGCCTTTTCATCCAAGATCTCCTTATGGATGTTCAAAAGTTTATGCATATTGGATTACTAAAAACTATAGAGAAGCATATGGAATGTATGCTTGCAGTGGAATTCTTTTCAATCACGAATCTCCACGTAGAGGTGAAACATTTGTAACAAGAAAAATTGTTAGAGGATTGAAATCTATTAGTGAGGGCCGGCAAAATCTTTTAGTTCTTGGAAACCTTGATGCTAAGCGTGATTGGGGACATGCTAAAGATTATGTTCGTGCAATGTGGATGATGTTGCAGCAAGATGTTCCGGATGATTATGTAATTGCTACACACAAACAATATTCTGTCCGTGAGTTTGTTCAAGCAGCTGCTCCATATTTTAATATGGATATTAGTTGGCAAGGATCTGGTGATGATGAAATAGGAATTGATTTGAATAGTGGAAAAACTGTTATTGCAGTGAATCCAAAATATTATAGACCCTCTGAGGTTGATACTCTTCTTGGTGATTCTACTAAAGCAAAAAATGAACTTGGATGGGAACCTGAAATTTCCTTTGACCAACTAGTTGAGGATATGTGCAGAAATGAATCTTGATAGTAAAATATTTGTTGCTGGCCATCTTGGTCTTGTTGGATCAGCAATTGTTCGTTCTTTAAGAGAGCAAGGATATAAAAATCTTGTACTTGCTACTCGCAAGGATCTTGATCTTCGTAATGAAAGTGCTGTATTGAAATTTTTTAAAGAAACTAAACCAGATTATGTTTTCCTATCTGCAGCAAAGTGTGGTGGGATTAAGGATAATATTGATTATCCTGTTCAGTTTCTTGAAGATAATTTGAAGATTCAAGGTAACGTTATTTCTTCTTCATATCAAAGTAGTGTTAAGAAACTAATGTTTCTTGGGTCTGCTTGCATTTATCCAAGAGAATGTGAAAATCCAATCAAGGAAGAGCATCTACTTTCTGGATATCTTGAACCTACTAATGAAGCATATTCTATTGCCAAGATTTCTGGTATTAAACTGTGTCAATCATACAATAAACAATATGGGACAAATTACATATCAGTAAATCCATGTAATGTTTATGGCCCAAGAGATAACTTCAATCCAGAATCAAGCCATGTTATTGCTGGTTTGATTCGTCGCATTCATGAAGCAAAGAAAAATAAAAAAGAATTTGTAGAATGTTGGGGTACAGGTAATGCAAGGCGAGAGTTTATTTACGTTGAAGATCTTGCAGAGGCACTTATTTTTTTGATGAATCACTATGATGGAAGTGAAATCATAAATGTCGGTGTGGGTAAGGATGTATCCATTAAAGAACTTGTCGGACACCTTGTGGATGTGATAGAATATACTGGTGAAATAAAATGGGATACAACAAAACCAGAAGGAGTGAAGCAAAGACTTCTTGATGTAAAGAAAATTATTGATCTTGGTTGGGAACCTAAAACACCAATTGATCTTGGATTAAAACTAACATATGAGTATTTTAAATTAGGGGAAAAATGACTTATTGGCCACTGATGGAAGATACGATTTCTTTTAGAGATCGTTTAAAAATGGCAATGTTCTTATTGACCAGTAGCAGACTAACTAATGGACCTAAGGTTCGTGAATTCGAATCAAAATGGTCAGAGTGGTTGAATGTAAAACATTCACTCTATGTCTCTAGTGGTAGCACTGCTAACTCCTTGTTGATTGCTGCAGTTAAAGAACATTATGGTTTGAAAGATGGAGATAAAGTTTTAGTTCCTGCAACTACATGGATGACAAACATTGCTCCTGTTTTTCAAAACGGACTGCAACCAATTTTTTGTGATATTAATCTTGATAATTACTCTTTTGATATTGATGAATTGAAGTACATCGCTACTCAACATCCAGACATTAAAGTAGTTTTTATTACTCATTTGATTGGGTTTTCTTCTAATGTTGAAGTTGTTAGAGATATCTTCCCGAATGCTTTGATTCTTGAAGACGTTTGTGAGTCTCATGGTGTTGAAGGTCCTAATAATAAAAAGCGTGGTAGTAATTCTATTGGATCTACTTTCAGTTTTTATTTTGGTCATCATATGACTACCATTGAAGGTGGTATGGTTTGTACAAATAATACTGAACTTTATGAACTAATGCGAATGAAGCGTAGTCATGGTATGGCTCGTGAAGCATCTCCTGAGATGTTTAAAAAGTACAGTCAAGAAAATCCGAACATTGATCCTGCGTTTCTGTTCATGACCGATGGTTATAACTTCCGCAATCATGAAGTTTGTGCTGTATTAGGTTTATCTCAAATTAAACGTCTTGATAAAAACATTGAGATTCGCAGAGAGAATTTTCAGTATTGGATGCAAAACTTTTTAGATTCTCCAAACTCTAAAAATTATGTAATCCCAGAGAATCAATTGGGAAACAGTAGTTTTTCTTTTCCAATAATTACTAGAGACAAATCATTCACTGATTATTTGAAAAGTTCATTTAGACATCAGGGTATTGAGTATCGTCCTATTATCAGTGGTAATATTCTCATGCACCCGGCATTTAAAAAGTATAGTCTTTGCACACAAAAAGAAAATCCGAATGTAGATATCTTGCACAAAAATGGGCTATATGTTGGTAATAGTCAGTTTGTAAATAAAGAAAAAATCGATAGACTTATTACATTGATGGGTCTATAATTAACTAATAAATATCACAGAATTAATTAATTTTTAACTGAGGTTTTAACATGAGTTATTATAAAAAAACAGCATTGGTTTTTGGTGCTGGTGGATTTATCGGAAGTCATATGGTTAAGAGACTTCGTGCTGAGGGTTATTGGGTCAGAGGTGTAGACCTTAAGAGGCCTGAATATTCTGAAACCGAAGCAAATGAGTTTATTCAAGGTGACTTGACTGACTATAACCTTGTCGAAAGATGCATTGAATTCAAAGGCTATCTTGGAAACTTCTATCAATATGTTCCTGATCAGCAAGTAGACACTTTTGATGAAATCTATCAGTATGCTGCTGATATGGGTGGTGCAGGATTTGTTTTCAGTGGAGAAAATGATTCTGAAATCATGACCAACTCTGCTGCTATCAATCTGAATCTTTTGCTTGCACAGAAAAAAATAAATGATCGTAAGGGTGTAAACAAGACTAAGATTTTTTATAGTTCTTCTGCTTGCATGTATCCTGAGTATGCTCAGATGGATGTAAACAATCCTGGTCTTAAAGAAACAGATGCTTATCCTGCAGGCCCTGATTCTGAGTATGGTTGGGAAAAACTATTCTCAGAAAGACTCTTCCTTGCATACAATCGAAATCATGGAATTCCAGTTCGTATTGGTAGATTCCATAATATCTTTGGCCCAGAAGGAACTTGGGTTGGTGGTAGAGAAAAATCTCCCGCAGCAATGTGTCGCAAAGTAGCAGAAGCTGCTGACGGTGGTGTAGTTGAAATTTGGGGTGATGGAGAACAGACTCGTTCCTTCCTCTATATTGATGAGTGTATTGAAGCAACTCGTCGTTTAATGGAATCGGATTTCTTAGGCCCTGTAAATATTGGTTCCGAAGAAATGGTAACGATCAATGAACTTGCAGACATCGCTGCTAAAGTTGCTGGAAAGACCATCGTTAAAAAGCATATTGATGGACCTCTTGGTGTTCGTGGACGTAATTCTAACAACGATCTTATCCGCGAAAAACTTGGGTGGGATTATACGATGACTCTTGAAGAAGGTATTGCTAAAACATATGCATGGATTTCTGATAAAGTCGAAGAACAAGAAAGACTGTATAACTGGGAACCACTTCCATCTTTTTCTTTCTGAGGAACTTTTGTGATTGGATACAATAGACTTGGAACAAATGGTCGCTTAGGCAACCAGATGTTTCAATATGCATCTCTAAGAGGTATTGCTGCAAATAATAATTTGGATTGGTGTATCCCTTCTCATGATACACCAAACTATGCAAATTATGGTTTGTTTGATGCTTTTAAACTAAAGAATTTGAATCATACTGGGCTTGTCAATGGACCTACCTATGATGAGCCTGGGTTTGATTTTGATGAAGAGTTGTTTAATAATTGTCCTGACAATGTAAACATTGATGGATATCGCCAATCTGAAAAATATTTCAAACACATAGAGAACTCTATTAGAGAAGACTTCGAATTTAATGATGAGGTTTATGAACCTTGTAAAGAGTTTATGAATCAATTCAATGAGAATATTATTCTTCTTCATATACGTAGAGGCGATAATACTGGTCGTCCTGACTGGTATCCGATGCCAACAGTTGATCATTACGAATGTCTTTTAGACAAGTATTTTAACAATGATCAACCAGTTCTGATTTGTTCTGATGATCTTGAATGGGTTAAAGAACAAAAACTTTTTAGTAGCGATAGATTTTATTTGTCAGAAACAAGAGTTTATTATTCGCATCAAACTTTAAATGGTGCAGGACAAATGGAGAAATCTTTAGTCCCTTATTATGACTTGTGTCTGATGACTATGTGTAGTGATGCAATTATTGCTAACAGTTCTCTTTCCTGGTGGGGTGCTTGGCTTCAGAAAAATCCAAATAAAAAAATCATTACTCAAAGTCCATGGTTTGGTGAGAGATTGTCTTTCAATAATACTAAGGATTTGATTCCAGAATCTTGGATTGTTGAAAGAATTCCTGAGGAGAGAATTCAACGATGATGGATTTAACATTTCTCATTCCAACCAGAATCGAAACAGAAGACAGATTGAGAAACATTATCTCATCTGTCTCTTATTTGTTGCGACATGTACCAGCAAAAATAATTGTTAAGGAAGTTTCTAATCGTCCAACTTTTCAGTTTAGAGCCGTACCTGAGATTAAGAAATATACAAATACGGATAATCTAACTTATCTGTATGAAGAAAATGATGATCCTTTGTTCTGTAAAAGTAAAGTTCTAAACGATTTGATAGTTGCGTCAGATACAAAAGTTGTTGCAAATTATGATGCTGATTGTATTTTACCAATTTCATCATATCACCAAGCATATGGTGCAATTAATGATGACCATGCTGACGTAGTGTATCCTTATGGGTGTGGAATCTATCAGTGGAGAGCAGAATACAATATGAACATTTACAGTGACTTTGTAAGCTCTCTTGATATTTCTGTTCTTGATAGAAATAAGACCCTTTCAAATTCAACTATTGGATGGACACAGTTTATAAACCGACAAAAGTATATTGATTCTTATATGATGAATGAAAACTTTGTGTCTTGGGGTTGTGAAGATGATGAATTTTATTATCGTATGAGTGTTCTTGGTAATCGCATCGCACGTATTGATAATTATGTCTATCACTTAGAACATAGTAGGACTCATAATTCTTGGTTTAGCAATCCCAACTTTAACAATAATTGGAACTTGTGGAACACTATTAAGACGTTTGACAAAGAACAACTTATACAGTATTATGAAAATCAAGACTATCTAAAAAAACGTAGAGAACAATTGAAATGATAGGATTTAATGCACTTGGGCGGATGGGAAGATTTGCCAATCAAATGTTTCAGTATGCCGCACTGAAGGGTATTGCAAGAAATATCGGAGCAGATATCATGATTCCAAACCACACTCAAGTGGTAGATGATGGTATTGGTAATATGCTTCGAACTGAACTATTTGACTCTTTTGATTTGAGAGTAAATGTTGGGCTTTTGAATAATGGACATTCTCCCGTGGTGAATGAGAGGTTCTTTCATTTCGATGAAGAACTTTTTCGCATGTGTCCAGATCATGTAAGCTTGCAAGGTTATTTTCAAACAGAAAAGTATTTCAAACACATTGAAGATGAAATTCGTGAGGACTTTACCTTTAAAGATGAAATTTTGAAACCTTGTAAGGAGATGATTTCATCTGTTGATAATCCACTTGCACTTCACGTTCGTCGTACAGACTACGTTAGAAATAGTGGTAATCATCCCCCATGTACAATTGATTACTATCAAAAGGCTCTTAGTTACTTTGATAAAGATCGTAATGTGATTGTTTTTTCGGATGATCCTGCTTGGTGTCGGAAACAAGAAATTTTCTCTGACGATCGTTTTATGATTTCTGAAAATACAGATAACAGAGTTGATCTTTGTTTGATGTCACTTTGTGATGATTTTATCATTGCAAACTCTACTTTTTCTTGGTGGGGTGCATGGCTCTCCACTAATAAGAATAAA